GTCCAAATCAATTAAAAAACTCATCGTCAAATAAAATAGCTAAAGAATTAAAAGATAGACGTTATCATCAGCGTGTGGTAAGATCTAAGAAAGCATACGATAGGAAGAAATATGGTAAAACCAGTAGATATAACGAAGACAGTAATAGTACCGAAGCCACATAATAAACAAGATAATTTAAAATCTTTTTTTATAGGGCATGTGGACCAATACATTGAAGAAGAAACAACTGACGTTACAGTAGATGTAAAAGAAACAATTAAACAACCACATCTTGATAATTCTAAAGCAGACACAAAATGGAGAGAGATATACTAATGTCTAAAGATAAAAAAGATAGACGTTGGGATGGTAGATCAAGAGTCAGTACTAAACAATATAAAAAAAACTACGACGATATTTTTAAAAAAGAACAAGATGAATTAAATGAATCTTATAAACAATCTATAAAAAATAAAAAAGAAAGACAAGCTAACATGCAATCAGATAATCTTGATTTAAGAAAAATAAAAACAATAACACAAGAGATACAAACAGAGATTGTAAATGGTCAGTGTCCTACTTGCACAGCAGAAACTGTATTAGTTTCTATATGGCCTAATTTATTTAGATGTATGACATGCGGCACGGACCTTGAACAAAAAGTAAATGGTAAGATAAGTTACATACCTAATACAAAAAACATAGAACTTAAAATGAAAGTCGATGGCCAAAGCTAAAGGACTATACGCAAAAGTTGCACACGAACCTATTTTTCACAAAACGTCGATTGGACGTAATCCAAGCAAAGCAAAAATGAACAAATCAAAGCGCAGGTCATTTAAGAAGTATCGTGGCCAGGGAAAATAACCCTTAAGCGCTTAAAGAAATAAGCGCCTTAAGGGAAGAAGGTGTGAATACTGTGATATATATGTCACAGAATTATACATGTCAAATGGTTTTTAATGGAGCGCAGGTAAACTTAACATACATGTCATATTGATTGACTTCTTCTCGACCAATCTGTAACATCTTTGCCGTTGATTGCTCATAGCCTGCAAGCATACACTCATACATATCAGGAAATTGTGTTGGCCAATCATAAGGCACTAGACACTCACCAGCTACGCCTGAACAAAGTATTAATGTTAAAAGTATTTTCATTTTCCCCTTGACTATAATATCCCATATATTATATTAGGACAAGGAAGGAATATAATATGACAGATATAACTAAATACAAAAACGTTTCCTTGTCTAAAAAAACTTATATGGACGTAGGAACTCTAAGTAAAGAAATATTTGAGGTGCCATTGTCACTCTCAAAAACCATAGAATACTTAGTCGAAAAAGAAATGAAGAAGGTAAACAAAAAGGTGAATGGAAATGGCAAAGAAAGATAAAATAATTTGTCCAACTTGTAAAGGTAATGGATACGTTAGAATACCATACCGATTAGCTAAAGAAGAGATAACTGCACAATGTGGTGTATGTGATTCAGAAGGAGAAATTAATGCAGATCAGGTTGATGGTATTATTGTTGACAGCGATGGTATTCACAGGTTGCAGTAAAGTAGACTACAACGTGAATCCATGGACCACTGTGTTAAATCAAATGATAAAACATGATAGATAAATTTGTATATACGACATTACATTTTATTATGAAGTACGCAGGTCAACTAAATGCGTGGGCCTGGCGTGAACATGTAAAAATAATTAGAAAGAATAGAAAACATGAAACAACTAACGATAAGTAGTAAAGACATAAGTCCTAAACAATGGAATATTCTATTGTTAGAACTTAACCTGATAAGAAAAGCTTGGGCGCCATATGCAAAGCTAGATATCAAAGCGCCTAGTTTTAATAAAGTTATAAAATGGGGTACAAAAAGATATGATGCAAGAGATTGATGAAGCCGCTAACATGTGGGAAAAAACCAAAGATCCTAAATATAAAGATGAATGGTATAAATTAATAAGGAGATATGTTGATGGACTTAATATTATTGAACGACGGGTTGTATCATCTAGTCGAAGTGACGAAAGAAATGACAAAGGGAATTACATTGTTAAGTGAAGCAGATTGTTTTGATCTTTGTGATATCTTAAGAATACATTTAACTACTTACTATGATTATCCGATCAACGCGCATATGATGAAGGATGATAGTGGACAATTTTTTGGATGTATATGCAAGTCTTAAAATATCCAGACACATTTTTACGTGATAAATCACATGTAGTAATGTTGCCTTTGTCAGAAAAAGATAGAGAGTTAATTGAGGATATGTGCTTAACTATGTACAAAGAAAATGGCATAGGTTTAGCTGCAGTGCAGGTTGGCTATCTAAAAAGAATTTGTGTACTTGATATAACACCATCAAGAGCGAATCCAATTGTGATGATTAATCCAATTGTAAAAAAGAAATCAGAAGAAACTTTAACTATGGAAGAAGGATGTTTGTCTGCTCCAGGTAAAGTTGGAAAGGTAAAACGACATATAAGAATGACCGTTAATTATTGGGACCGGTATGAAGAGGAACATGAAAAAACTTTTTATGATCTACATGCGCAGGTAATACAGCATGAACTGGACCATATGGACGGTAAACTTTGTATAGATTATGACAAAAATTAGTGTTGCAGAAGTTGGCTATATTGCTGGCTTATTTGATGGAGAAGGAAGTCTACACATACGTAGAGGAATGGAAAAGAAAAAGAAACATAGAGGTAAACCTGGATATAGAATGTCTAACTCTATGCGTATTAGTATGGAGATAGCTATGACTGATGAGTTTGTAATTCGTTGGGTCCACGAGATACTTGGAGTTGGTACCGTGATACGTAGAGATGTAAAAGGTTTAACTAAAACAGGTAAAAAATTTAAAACGCAGTGGCGTTGGCGATGTACTTTTAGAGATTGTTATTATGTCTGTAAATTATTATGGGCAGATGCTAAAGTAAAATTACATAAGATAGAACAGGTTATAGATCACTATGAACCAGAATATATAATGAACGAAAAGGTAGTAAGCTTACATGAGTACAGACAAAACATGGACATGGAATAAACTTTATCATTACCCGCCGTCGACTCGTAGTACGACAGACGGACTTAGGACTTATGATGTGGGTAACGAAAAACTACCGAGTGTTACAACGATACTTGGTAAAACTAAAAGCGCTGAGTCGCAGGAATCTATAGCCAGGTGGCAGGCGAAAGTCGGCATGGAACAAGCGACAAGGATCAAGGAACAAGCGGCCGCGCGCGGAACGAACGTACACATGCACTTAGAAAAACATATTTTAGGTGAAGGCCATCTTGATTTAACGCCAGAAGGCAAGATTGCAAAGGCAATGGCCGATACAATAATTGCTAAAGGATTCAATGACTTACAAGAAATTTGGGGAAGTGAGGTGGTTATTCATTACCCAGGTTTGTACGCCGGAGCTACAGACCTTGTTGGAGTCTATGACTATGAAGATAGTATAATAGATTTTAAACAAAGTAATAAACCAAAAAGAAAAGAATGGATTGATGATTATTTTATGCAGCTAGGAGCATATGCTATGGCGCATAATTATGTTTATCAAACTCAAATAACACAAGGAGTGATATTGATGTGCACTCCTGATAACTACTTCCAAAAGTTTCAGATAAAAGGAAAAGAGTTTATTAAATATCAACATCAATTTTTAGAAAGGGTTAGTAAATACTATGAAACAAAAACTGATTGATCTTACAGAAAAAAAGATCTTAAAAGAAATGTATGAAGATGAGAGTCTATTAAAAAAAATGTTAGACATAGACACAGGAGATGTGCCACCTGAACAGCTAGACGCATTGTTGGTCAGAATACAGCAACTTTTAGGCAAAGTTGCCACAAATCAAGATAAAATCATAATGTTACAGGATATTACAGATGACCGCTAGTTTTGGATGGGGAATGTTGCTGTACGGGCTTGTATGCATCTTTATTGGGGCAATTATCGTGTACCTAGTTATTAATAGAAAAACACCAGAACAATTAGAGCAAGAAGAAAACGAAGAATATCTGCGTGATTTACGCAACAAACTGTGACATATATATCACAGTACGTAGTTTAGAAACATTCTAAATTACAAGAATCTAGGTTTTATGCGGGTGATCACGAATCTATAGGTTTTTAAAAACTACGAAATTGCTAAAACAGCACTTTTAATTTACACGTGATCTCGTGATTTCGTGATGAGGCAGGATTACCAACGGTTTTAGGATTTACAGGGGCCGCGCGGGACTTTTGGGTACCAAAATCCAGCAAAAAATTCTAGAAAATGCTATAGGGTTTGATATGGTAGGAAGAAATAAAAATTGGACAGGACCGTCTTCTTGGATGGAAGAGTTTAATAAAAAACACAACCCAGATTATTATTATGGCAAGAAAAAAACCAAGAAGAAGAAAACAAGTCGTCCCAAGTCAACCGAACGATATCCCGTATACAAAGTACAGGATTGAATGGACCGATGCGTTATCTGATTCGGGTTGGGCTGATGATAGAGAATTTACCAAAATGAAATTAGCAAAACCAGTTAACGAAGGTTGGTTGTTTTCTAAAGATGATAACTCAGTAAAAGTATTTGCTTCTTATGACAAAGACCCAATTACAAATGAGATTACATTTGGTGATCGTACAATGATACCAACGTCATGGGTTCTTAAAATGACTAAGATAAAATAGGTTTAGGTTTCTTTTCTTGTGGAGTTTTATTTTCTTCTTTTTTGTCTAACAACAGTGAGTTATCAGATACTATCGTATTGATTCTTTCGTTTAATTCGTCTTCAGATAGGTCTTCTATCTTACCTGTTCTAATAATTTTTTGTTCAATGTATAATCCACCTACAGCACCACGAGCTTTTTCTGCGTTAGTTGCTGCTGAATAAGATTTAGATTTTATTGCTTCATCTCTAATTTTAGCTAGCTCGGTTAAGTGACCACCAAAGGATATGTTGTGTTTCTTGTAATTCTCTTCACGTAGTTCTCCTATGTGTTTAACAACTAATGGATAGTATTTTGGATTCTGTAGTTCGCTTGCTTTCTTACGGAGTGTAGCGTTGTCTCCTTCATAGCCTGCTTCCTTTGCACATTCATACGCAAACTTATGGCCTTCGTTGAACACTAAGATTTCCGCAAATTTTCTTTGCATCGGAGTTAATCTTGTCGGTAGTCCTGGTTTCTTCTTTTCTAGTTCGTTCATAGTATCTTACCTTACGTAATAGCACTTTATTCCATGCTTGCACATCCTCTATTTTATGCTCCAAATCATCTATTTTGTTTTGAAGTCTTGCATACCAATTGATTCCTATTCTATTCACCACAATATTGACAATATAACCATAATATCTTATAAAATCAACATATGAAAGATGACATAGGAAAGTTAGATTTGATTAAACAAATTGAGGATTTAACAAAGCAAAAAGAATTTCTGCAAGATAAATGTAGACAAGCTGGAGCTGAAATTAATGAATTGAAACGAGATAATACATTATTATCTTATGATGTTGCTACATTAACAAACAGAATACAAGGCTTGGAAAAGAATGTTAAAGGGTAGAGATTTAATTATGATCTTCGATAGATTCGTAGGTCCAAAGAAAGGGAGCTCGGTAGCTCAAGATGCAAGGGTGCAAGTTCAAACACCAGACGGAAGATTTTTTGACGTCCAAGGAATTAATTTAGTTGAAAATAAAATTATTGGTGCTAGAGAAACACACCGGATAGTGATTTCAACGCATGAAGAATTAGCCAAGATGGGTAAACC